AGAGTGGTAAGCGCCGTTTTGCAAGCGTTTACAGCCTCGTAGAGAATGCCTGAAGAACTCACGCGACTTGAGCCCTGCCACAACCCAAGAGCTGCATAATGCGGTGAAGGGTGACAGGCATTGGCAGGTTGCCCATACCGTCAAAGCCACCATAGGAGTCACCGCTAGTTCCGCGTTCACGGTAAAGCGTCGCTGCATACATCGTGGCACCTAACTCGACATCAGGTGAAGGCACAGTGCTTTGAGAGTCTGTGTAGCCAGCCTCACGACGCTTACGGAAGCACCAGTAGTTTGAAGCCGACACACACTTAGCCACGAAGGCCGTGTCGTTAGCGGTAGCCACGTCAATACCAAGCCACGACAACACAAGTGCTGAAGTAGTCCAAGTGATTGTCTCGGTAAACGTCAAAGTACCAGCAAGAGCTGCATACGCTTCATCATCGGCTTGACCTGTGACCGCGTACAAAACCTGATTGAGTTTTGGCACGTCATAGTTGAACTCGAGATAGCCCTGTTGGTCTTTCCCGATGTACTCCCACTCTTCAACGCTGATCACGGTGAAGGTGCCGTTGAACTTTGCGCCAGCGCCTGCGACAACGATTGAGTCGCCCGGCTGAACTTCGGAAGGGGTAAGGGTCTGTACGGCTGAAACATCGTCAAAGTGAAAACCATGAGTGATTGTGTAAACAGACATACAGACCCTTTCCCGATTACCTAGTTATTAGGCGAATGTGAACTTGACGAACTTCGTCTCGTCAATCATTAACGCTGCAAAGTAACCGCGGAGTGCGATTGTGCGTGACAGTGTTGATGGTGACTCGATAGACATGGTGCCTTTTTGCTGTTCGAAGAGTTCGTAACCCGATGCGTCACCGACAATGGCGGTTCCAGATGCGAAGTTGCGATCTACTACGACTGACAAGCCGAAAGCGTTTCCGCCGTACTCGTTTACACCAAGGTTGCCGTATGCGTTCATTGGCCCAACCTGTGGGAACAACGGACGGTTCGACGTGTCGCTCAAAGCGATGAGGTTACGCCAGCGGTCTGGAGAAACAAAGAGGTGGGTAGGCAGGTTGCCATTGGAAGAGCTCAAGATTGTTGATGCTGCTTCAGCAATTTCTGCTGACCAAACTTCAGGCTTTGCCACGTCTGCAAGAGCGAACGCTTGTGTGACGGTTGCGCCTGCGACCAACTGGTCAGCTGCGTAGTTGTCTGTTGCGTTTGCGTAGATACGGCCCATGTCGTCAAGAACAACCTGAAGGATTGATGGGTCAGTCCAGTCAATGTCTGCTTCAGAAATGTTTACATATCCGCCAAAGATTTGCTTGGTGACTTGGTTGTTGAAAACAACAAGAGTGCCAGCGGTTGGTGACTGCTCGCCAATGGATGCACCAATGCTTGTGTGCGTGGTGACCTCTGGACGAATGAAGATTTTTCCGCCTGCGGGCATTGCGCGTACGCCGATTGCATCAACTACTGGACGACGTCCGATGAAGTTGTTGTAAACAGGCTGGACAATTGGGGTTGGCAAGATACCGGGGGTGTCAGTTGTGACGATGTCCGGTGCAGCTGCACGAAGTGCTTCTGACATTTGGTGCCATGCAGAACCGCCAGCAATGAATGCTGACATGTATTCAACTGCTGTTGGCAGTGCAACTTCACGACGCGCGGTGGCGAACAGTGGTGCTGTTGGAACAGTTTCAGCCGAAGCCTCAACCGTTGGGATTTCTTGTGACATGGTTTCCTCCTCGGAAATGTCTTGGGGTTGGGGTTCGACAACTTCTTCTTCTGACTCTTCGTCAGGCTGGGAAGCAGCGATTTCTGTAATCACAGCATCGGAAAACGCTGGGATAGCAACAAGAGACAACTCAAGAAGATTTGCCTTAGACACAATCATTGTGTCGCCCTTGTATTTGAACTTTGTGGGGACAGCCCCCACGGAAACGGAGTCGTAGGCGCCAGCCTTGACCAACTCAATGGCTTGATCTGAAGCGGTGGTCTTTGCAAACTTTGCTGTAAACAAAAGCCCTGACTCGTCATCAACAAGTTCACTCACGACGCCACGCAACTGGCTCATGTCATGATTTTCAATGAGCTTTGCAGGCTTTTGATTTACGTCAAAAGCACCACGAAGAAACTGCACCTTTTGTCCGCCCGACACCACTGCTGGAGTGTCCCAAGGAACGGCCACGCCCGTAATGGTTCGGGGGCTGTCCTCGCCAGCAGCAGCGTCAAGCGTGACAGGCACGGCTACAAACTCAATCTTCACAACTCATCATCCATTTCATTGTTAGTCATACCGTCGGGTGATTCGGAACCTGCATAGTCCTCAATGTCAAACTCGACATAGCGGTTACGAGGCAAAACTTGCGCGCTGGAAAGGGTCTGCTCAATAGCGTCCATGTAAATACGAGCGCCGAACAAGTAGAGATCCTGACGCGCCTGCTGTGCGTTCTGATACGTCATCGAAGCACCCTCAGTCGGGGCAGACACAAGGTAGGCAGGCACCGAGCACAGACGAGCCATTTCAAGCGACTGATACTTGCGTTGGTCCGCAATAACTTCCTGTGGGTTCTGTGCAAACTCACGGAACTGAACCTGACGCGACAACGCGCCAATAGCGTTCTGCTTACGAGCTGCAGCCCACGCCGAAGCAAGAGAACCAAGATCGTCACCCGACATGTCCTCGCCGTCAATCTGCTGAAGATAGCCCGGCACGGTTTCAAGGCTGGCGTAACGGTCGGCTGCTTGGTCTAAGAACAGTGAAGTGTTGATGGCGCGCTGGCCAATCTTCAAGATGCCCTCGATAGGGCTCAAGAACTGAATGACGTTGTTTACGTCAAGAGGGTTGCCGTTGAACTCAAGTTCCTTAGAAGGCCCAAAATACTGAGGGATACCTGTCTGCTCGGTGCTTGAAATGTTTGCAGCTGGAAGCCATGTAAACGACGCAGGCAACCCAGTCGAATAGCGCGTTGTCACATAGGCGTATGCAGCGCCATAAAAGAACATGTCCGAAAAGATGTTTACAAAGAAGAACGAGCGCGACACCTTCGGGTCGGGTGTTTCCATCCACGGCTCAAGAGGCAAATAAACCTCGTCATAGTCAGAGCCGTTCCACTGCTTGCTGTAGTGCTTCAGACCGACAGACCCGATGATGCCAGCGAGCAAGTCCCTACTACGACTGACCGTTGGAATACTGAGAGCGCGCACCTCCGCGGATCCAGTGGTGTACTGGATGAAGTTGCCGATGTAGGACGCGCCTGCAGCCGCCTGCACAGGTGCAGAGGCGAAAGAGGCCGTGTCAACTTTGCGTGAGAAAATACCCATCTCCTCGGAGTCTTACACAAGGTTGTTGCAAATGCAACTACTTTGAGAAACCCATTGTCGGTTTATTTGCCTGTCCGGGTCTCGACACCATTGCAGCTGCAACGATGAGACAACGACACGCCTCAATGGGCCCGGGTGATCGTTGGCTGGAAATTGACAATGCGCCACCCTGACCGCGGATAAGTACCGCCCTGTTTACATGCTCCGCCAAAAGAATTTCGCCCGTGTGCTTAATCCTGTCCTCGTTGATAAGACCCTTGACGGTTGACGTGTATTTGTTTATTTCGCCGTAGCCCCACTGCACCGTCCTGCGCTGGAACTTCTCGGGCGTGTGAATAAACAGAGACGGTGTAATCGCGAGCTGTGTTTTAGGTTCACGCTCCAGCGAGGCCGTAATCTGCTCCCACATTTCAGCAATGGACTCGGTCTGAAACTCCACAGAGGCAACAATGTCTCCGTCCGTATTCTTGCGACACCACACGCCCACGTATTTTGAGTCGTCAACGGCTGAATCGACTGCGAGCACCGATGTCGTCCCGTCCCACTCGGTGTTTTCTGTAAACCGTTTTGCCCACTGCCCCGGCGGTAGCCACGAAGATGCAGCACTCACCCACATGTTGCAGTGAGCGCGAAGCCACTGAGATCGGTCAGGGCTGGAATGTGCAGCTCGAAGAGACTTCAACGTGACCGTGCGAGGCATGCTCGGGTTTGCGTAACCCCAATACCGTTCGTCATCAGGGGAGACCGACTCAGGCACAGACCACTCAGCCATGTACAACTCGCCCGGCTCACCCTTGTCAATCTGACCAATCGCCTGCTCACGCAACTTCTTCATCACGGTGCTCGACTCATCACCAGCGGTAGACACCAACAACGACAACCCCGACTTCACAGCAATCTGTGCAGGCTTCAACGCCCCGAAATAAGCAGCCTCCGTGATGGCCCACAACTCGTCCACGATCAGAATGTCAACGCCCGAAATACCGTGCTTCTTCCCTGTCGCAGCCTTGACCAAATACTCAGACCCGTCCACCATCTTGACGCGGTGACGACCATACGCCCACGTCACTTTGCAAAGCCCCGACTCTTCCCACAACTCAAAGAGATCACGCAAATCCTCAAAGACCTCCGTAGCGAGACTCAACTCGTGAGCCGTTGAAACAACCTTGACGGGTCTGCCCCAAATACGAGGCAACTCAAGAAGACAAAAGCCCACCACCGCGCTGAGCATAAAAGTCTTTCCCTGCTGGCGAGCACAAAACGCCATAGCACTCGAATGAGTAAACACATTGTCCGCGTCATGCTCGAAAGCACCGGTCAACACGTTTACCTGCCACGGAAACAAATGACGGTTGAGATGCGCAGCTGCAAACTCTGCGATGAGAGGCCCATAACTCTCGTACCCAATAGTCGGCGTAACCAACCGAGGATGATCAGAACCAACGCCGGGCGTTAACGGCTCGATATCCCAGTCTTGAGCTGAGTCATGACCGTTTCGTGGAGATACGGCGGAA